AGTAGCTACACCTGGGATGTCTAGAGTAGTTTGTTCTGGCAATACAATCCAACCATGGTCTTCATACTTCTTAATCCACTTGTCTCTATTTTCTGTGCTTCTGCTTTTCTTATTATACGAATGGCAGAAATCGTGGTTACCGGGCACAAGGTACTTAGTGCCATTGAGCCTATATGAATACAGTTCAATAGGCCTAAATGCCATCGAAAAGTCACCCAAATAGTAAACTGTGTCTTCAGGTTTTACAGTTTCGTTCCATTTTGCAGCAAGATCTTCATTCATGTCTGTTACGGAGGCGTAAGGACGGTCGCAGTATTTGATTACATTTGCATGCCAAAAATGATGATCTGAACTGAAATAAATCATTTAGCCTCCTTGCTATGGGCCGTCATAGTAAGACTCATGAATCCCTGACGTTCCGATGGGCGCACTATAAGGCCAAGTTTCGTATTTACAAACTGATGGCTTGGCTCCACTGGCTAAAACAATCTCACAGATATGATTTAGGCGCTCAATATGTTCATAGCAATCCCAAGGATTCTTACCTACAACGCAAACTCCATGATTCGCTTGGCCAACAATATCGTATTGGATCTTGTCTTTGCGATTTCCATTGCGAAGAGCAAGGTTGGTTGCTTCAGCAAGTTCTTGTGTTCCTGCGTCAAAGAAACCGACTGTTGGTCCAACCTTGGTATAGCGAGAAATCTCAGGGAACTTTTTAGTTAACTCTTGTAAATCCCATCCAGCAAATATTGCCGCGATAACATGAGTCGGATGTACATGAAGAACAACTCTACTAGAGGTAGCGTCTTGTTGAAGATGATAATGCATAAAGAACTCAGTAGAAACACCTTTGCCAGTGTATTCTATAACTTCTGGTCCCATATCAACTTTAATCATATTTTCTGGATGGATGTTGTATTTTCTTACCCCAGCCGGAGTAATATGCATGTTTTTTGAAACAACGCCGTCAACACATTTACGCATCGAGATATTGCCGTCTCTAGATGTGAGCCATCCTTTTTCATAGCACTTCCGCATGACGTCACCCATGGCTGTAAGCATTCTTTCTCCTTGCCAATTAATAGTGTTTCAATGGCTTTATCAAGTTGTTGATTTTCATATGCAGTCAATATATCTGCTGGCATACCATTATTATACAAATACAGATCATACTGAGTCTTGTCTGCTAGCATTAAGAGGTTCTGTGTATGCCAAAGAACTTGTAACATATAATCGCATTTTGTAGTCCGCCATACGTTCATGGGGTGGGACGATGCTATCGCTCCATGCAATCCGTTCTTATAACCAAGACTGTAGTGCTGCTTCAACAACAATGTATACACATCTGGCGACATATAGACGGTAGTAGCTTCGTAGGATAACTTGGAGAGAAAGAGGGTTGCTCGTTTTTCAATCAACAAAGGTATATCGTCATTTGGCCTGACAAGCAACTCTTCTAGAGTAAACATTACAAATCTATACCTAAGTCAATATCACTTAGATCTTCTTGAACTACACCATCTGCATCCAGATGGACAGGTGCATCTTTAGCGTCATAGCATTTAGTTAGGATTTCTTGTTGGAAAGAGACTGAAGCTAATACTGCTGATTTCATATTGGCTTCTCCACGAATTGGAGTCATACCTCCGAATGCCCACATCTGGACGTTCTCTTTGCCGGTCTCAGGATTCTTTGGATGAAAGATTACCCCTAAGGATTTAGCTAGTTCAAAGATCTCTGAAGCAGTGTCTACAATACCATTGTCATAATGGTATGTAAACTGAGCCATCCTAGCAGGTGCACCTAATCTATTCTTCTTAACTTTCACTCTGACCTTATGGCCAGTCTGTTGAGCTGCACCAGATATAGTTTCACCAGATTCAATAATGCCATTCTTTGTGTCTAGCTTAACAATCTCAAGCATCAAGTCGGCAGCATGTTTAAGTGCACGTCCCTCTGTAATAACGTAAGGATTACGCAATGCTTTCATTGGGTCGATTTCCATGGTTACTTGCTGAATAAAGAATGTAAGCAGGTTGTACTGCGCAATTACAGGAACAACTAGTTTCAGGGTAGATGGTAAGTATGATGCACCTGTTCCACCCATCTTTTGGTCTGTTGTCTGCTTCATATTGGTTTCTTTAGGGTACCTGATGGCCTTGATAGAGTCAATAACAATACCTCTGATTGGAGCTCCTTCTTGTAGAGCCTCCAACATTTCACCACCAATATAATCGAATATTTTCAAAGGGTCATTTGATTTACGAACAATTAACCGTTTAGCATCGCCACCAATTTTAGTGAACAATGTTAAGTTAAAAGAAAATTCTGCATCGAACCAGATAAAGATAGCATCAGCATCTTTTTTCTGAGCGTCAGCAACAGCCATCATCGCAAGTAGACTTTTACCCGATGATTCGGGTCCGTATAGAACAGAAACTTTACCTGGTTGAAAACCGCCGATGCTCGTCGCCCAATTCAGCGATGGAGACCTAGTTGGAACTACTGGTGGAAGTTTAGCATCGAGTGTTGCAGCCACAACACCAAAGTCCGAAGTTAATTTTGAAAGCCATTTAGACATATTACATACCATCCCAATTTGTTCCATTATTATCGCCATAGATAATCTTTTTTAGATCGTCGTGAGCTTGGCGAATAATGCTAAGTTTATTTTTCAATAGTGCAACCATTGCTTCTGTCATACTTCTGTAATCTAGAGCCTTCATAACATCAGGATCGATGTCTGTGTACATCTTTCTAGCTTCGCTGGTATCTTTAACACTGCGATCTTTCAAGTACTCTGCGGCTCTCTCTAGGTATGCTACGGCCCTAGCATGATCAAGACGGGCTTTTGCCTTGCCTTCTTCACGAATAGCCCTAGCCAATAACGCACCAGCAACATCTTGCCCTTCAATAAGATCCCTCAACAAAGTCGGACCCATTACCCTACTTACAGTAGATATTTGTCCGACTTTGTCTAGGTACTGGGCAAGAGCGGTTACATCAACTGATTGTAATTCGCTCATTGATTTGCCCTTTATTTAAGAAGTTGTGCTTCCATTTGTTTAATAAAATCATCTTCGTCGTGTGTGACTAATGGCGCAGCTTTTTTAACTACTGGTGTAGCAGCACGCACTGGTGTTTGTGCGAAAGGAGCGTCGTCTTCAGAATCCTCAGGATCTTCGATCTTAAGTGTTACTTTAGCTGTTGGTTTAGCTTTAGTCATTGGTACTACGGCCAGAACCGACATAGACGCGTTTAGATCAGCATCTGGAATGGCACGAATGATGTCATTCATATTGGCATCAAGAATTTCTTTCAATTCATTATATGTCTTGACTTGGTATACGGTAGACAGATTGTAAGCAAGATCATCAAAAGAATCTACTACGCTATCGGTAAGCGCGGCACGATCATCTTCAAACGACAGTTTTCCTGCTTCATTTTTAACACGAATTTGACATTTCTTGACGTCATATTCAGTATCGCGACCTAGACCAGTACGAATAACGTCAAACCAAACACCTGAATCGTTGTCGGCAGAGTTTAGAGATGTTGGATCTTGGTTATATACCCTAACATAGTCTAGCATTTCTGCTTTCATTTTCTTATGAGCAGTAGATTTAAGCTCAAGAAGACCAACGTCTCCTGCCTTATCTACAGCGTTATAGATGTAAACTGTTTTTGGAGACAAATCGCCAATAAGTTTAGACAGTGCAGCAAGACGCTCTTTGATAGTTTCTTCTGCAGTACCTGCAGTCTGAAGCTTAGCGCGAAGGGTGTCTAGTTTTTCTTTAAGTTGATTGGTATACTCAGTAACTGGGCATGCTTTTTCTGAGGTCATTGACGATGCATAAGGGCGCATACGTCCATCTTCTGGGTTATTAAGACCCCAAATGATTTGCCATTTGCGGTATGGATAGCCATTAGAGGTTTCTCCAAATGGAGGCAAGATGCGGAACACATTATGTCCGTCAGTCACTTTGTGACGCTTCCACT